GATGCGCCGCCAACAATCCAACCAAGAGTTTTGGTTATTGGTTTGATTGGGGAGTCGGTTTGCACATTGTTGAGCCAGTTTGCGATTGATGCGGCAGTACTGCTCACCACTTTGGTTTTACGCGCAGCTTCAGCCAGAGCTGAAAATGCCATGGATGCTTGTACTTGAACAGCACGAGGTTGAGCGCCATAAACGCGTAACTCTGTGATATTCATGAAAACGCGCATCTCGATGGAAACAGGTGAGGTTGTGCTCATCACTTTAATAATAGGTGCCAGCCAGAATTTACCAACGACAGGCCTTGAAATGGAGCCGAAATCAGCTAATGGAACAACATTGTATTCTCCCACGTATGGTACTGAGAGAAGAGCTGAATTTGCTTCGGCGATGTTGATAATAACATGTGGACAACCAGTTAGGAAGGTCTTTAGATATGTTTTGTCCGTGAAAATTGGAATAGTAACGCCTGGTGGTGTGTAGGCGAGAATATACATACCTTGGTTCATTGGTTCAGTATTCCAGGTAACGCGCATGTTGAAAGTTCCTGAAAAGCCATAGAATCCTCTGAGCTTGTCAATATTTGGCATAGCATTAAGGATACCAGCGAGTGGCATTTTATAGACGTCGCCATTGGTGTTATAGCGCGCCACTGGTACATAACGAGACATAATATCTGCGATAGATTTCTGTCCAGCGTCAGCCATGGAGGCCATGAAGGGAGACGTAAAGTTCACTTCATCGCCTGAATAGCTGACGACAGTACCGGCATCAATGAAGCCCGTAACATCAGCAGTTGTGGCTGTGTTAGCTCCAAGGAATCCTGAATTTGATTGTTCATTTTGGGTATCGCGGGTGTCGATGGTTGATTGATGATTAGGGGTTTGTTGTTGAGTATTAGACATGTTTGATCGGTATGAGTACTGATTCGTAGGTGTAGCTAGCTCTCTTAGTTGCGTCGGTTCTTCCGCTCGCAAACGAGCATTATGGCATAGACCATCATAAATTCCTCGTCATACTTGGTAGCTGCAACGGTTACTTTGTTATGAAGCCGTGATCGGTCATCATAATGTTGGTTTCCTGTCTTCTAGGCCCAGTTTAGCTCTGGCACGCGGGAGGTGATGGAACCATCACGAATCCATGCGCGATAGAGTGATCGGCCTTCAGAAATCGTGTTCAGGGAATAGTTTTCCATGAGCGTCTTTCTGATCTTAGTTCGGTATTGTTGAAAGGTTTGTCCGTCATGCATTGCAAGTTCGGCAAAGGCCATGCGTGCATTTTGAGCCATAACATCCCTTTCGTTTTCCGTTTTGTGAATCCAGTTAAAGCATTCAAGAATAGAATCCAAGCAAAGGGGTGCCATCCAGGTAAAGAGTTCTCGGTCGTAGGAGAAACCTCTCTTGAGGAAGTTGCAAGATTCTAGTGGCTTGAAGCCTTGACGTGTGCCAGTTTTGAGTTCGTCGGTGTAGGTCATGCCAATTTCGGCGTAGCC